CAATGTTTCTATTAAAGAAATCTTCACCATCTACCTCAACATAAACAACTTTATTAGTTTTCTTATCAAGATAACTACCTTGCTTACCACCTATCCATGCTACTTTTAAATGATCTATATCAGATTCTTTATCAGTTTCTACAAATTTATTAAACATTGTAAATAGTAATATAGAACCTGCTTGTGATTTAGTAATAGCCATTTCAGTTACACCTTTACCAGCACTATCATTAATATCACCAAAACGTTGAGGACTCATATCAGCACATTCACTAGCTTCAGTTTTAATAGCTTGAATTAATGCACCTAATGTATTTATATAATCTACTGCCCCTGACATATTAAGTACTTTCAATGCTTGCATAGCATTTGCATCTACTTCTGAATCATTGATATATAAAGTATTATCACGTTTAACTCCTTGTAATCTTTGTAATTTAGTAAGTTCGTTACTTGCACCTATTAAAGATTCTGGAATAATAAGTAATGCAGCTCTAAATTGAGCAATAGCACGTTCTTGTTGATAATGATAAATACGATATAATGCTTCATATTGTTTTAATATTCTACATATACTATTTCTAGCACTAGGATTAAATGTTCCTGTTATTCCATTATAAGGGCTTTTACATTTAGATAAAACATTAATATCTTGACGTTGAGGTTCTATAAGTTCAGGTTTAATATATATACCAGTATATTGATCTCCTATTCTCCATGCTTGATAAAATCTACTAATATATTCATAAGTAACTTCTATATCACCTGCTTCTGGTGTCATCTTATATTCACCTTCTAATACCTTTTCTTGTAATCCACCAAGAGGATCAATAAATTTAACATGCGCTATCTTATCTTCACATTTAAATACAACATGATATATAGTATTAAATCTAGAAAGATCATTACTAACACTTTGACCATTAAAATCACCTAAAGAAGATAAATATGTATATTCATCTCGAAGTTTAGTAAAATCCATCATTCTACTACCTTCTAATATATTAGTTTTGTAGTTTGATGTTTTAGTATAATTAACCATACCTTCAAGATAGGCAATATCTGATTCACTAAGTTTATCTCTAAGTTGTTCATTAATTTGATTAAAAGATAATGAATATCTACGCATACCCATATCATCATCTTCAACCATCATATTACCAGAAGGTATTCTAAAGTATTCTCTAGGATCAAATATCTCTTTATGAAGATGTTCTCCTATTACTCTACGATAAGAATATACTTCTTCTGTTGCCCAATAATAATAAAATGCTTTTATATATTTAATTTCAGAATCATCAAGACTATCAAATAAACTTATTATTTCTTGTGATTCTATTACTTTAGTATCAATCCATTTTTCTTCAAATTCTTTGATAAAAGTATCAATATCAGGAATAGGTTGTGATTGACCACCAGTAGGAAGATATTTTGATTTAATGTATTAACTACTTCTTGTGCAATTAATTGTTCTAATTCTAAAGCTAGTTGTTTATTTCTTTGTTTAATTGCATCAATACCTTTATGATAGACTTGAAATCTTTTATATTGTCTAATATATTCTCCCATATAACGACGCTCAATAGGAAGAATTAAACTGACATCTCTAACTTGACTAGGAAGATTTATAGCAGGGTCTTGAATACCAAATGCTTTTGTAACATAATCATAAGTTTTATTATCTATTATACCTTCAGCGGCTAACAAATCTGATTCAACATCTTCTTTAGTTTTACTATTAAGTGTTAGAGCTTTATTAATGATATAATCTATAGTAGGAATATACCAATCTGGTTTTCTTCTTTCAGCTTTAGAAACTCTTTGATTAGGTAATATACTATCAGTTGTAGTATTATCTTTTTTCATATAGATATTTTACTTAACAATACATCAAGTCGATCATCTTTATTTACACTATTTTCAAGTGATGTTTTCTTTTTAAGTGCTTGAGCTTTAATATAATATGCTGCTACAATAGCATCACTTATTCTATCAAAGTTATGTTTTAAATCAAAATTCTGCAACTCTAAAAGAAAAGGTAAATCATATATATAATGTAAAAATAATCTAATATTTCCATCTTTATCAGTAGCAACAGGAGTATATAATATTTCTCTAAGATAAGAAAGACCATCTAATTTCTTTTCTCCATCACCTATTATAATACCATAACCTGATTCTCTTGCACTAGTTTTATAATCTAATTTATTTGTAGGATCTTTAAGTAATCTACCTATCTTACCCCATTGTTTAAAATTTAAATATGTTTGTCCTGTTCCATATTCAAATAATAATTTAGCATTAAAATATTCACAAGTATACCAAGCAAGTCTATCATTTTCTTCCATAGTATCATATCTACCACAATATGCTGCTACAAGACGATTAACACTACTTCCATTATATTGATTAGGTTTTTCCCAAACTTTAAAACTATTTAAAGAATGTTTATTTGTTATTTCTTTTTTATCTTTATCTACACGAACTGTATCATAAGTTATAAAATATAAATCATCTGGAACATTACCTTCCAAATCTCGAATAGGTCTATAAAATACTCTAAGACAACCAGTATTATCATTTTTAGGTTTAAATGGAACATCTAATATATAATGGTGTGTTTTATGCCCCATTAACTTTAAAGTATCATTGGTCTTAAATAAAAATTTACCATTTTCATTTATAACCAAACCATCTGAATAAAATTTAGTATCATCAGAATACTTAACAAATTTAATATGTTCATTTAATTCAATAGAAGTAAACATATTTTCTGTTGTAGTAAGAAATGCTTCTTCTGGTCTATTAGCACGTTGACCAACAAAGATTAAATAATCCTCACCTTTTTTATGTTTCTTAGCATCTTCTTTAACTGCAAAATCATCATAATATGCATCTATAATTCTACTATTACCATGTTCATCCATGAACGGTTCATAACACCATATCTGAGGAAAGAAGAATCCACAAGTTTTTTCTCTAGTATCTATATCCCAAATGTTCTCCATAGGAAGCATATTAGAACTAGCAGGATTATAATAGATATTCATAAAGTCTGTCCAATTAGCATCTTTAGTACCGCCAGTACCAAATATTCTAACATTACCTACTTTTAATGCACCTACTTCAGCAGTAGATAAAGTAATATCTAAAGATTGTTGTAATACTGCATTAACACCAGATTCTTCAAATTTAATTCTTGATGCTGTTTGACCAGCAGCAGCACTAGTATTTAATTGTAAACTAACAGATACAATTGATGATTTATCACCATATATTTTATTACCTTCACTACGTTTTTTAAATCCTGTAATAATATTTTTTAAATCTTCACTAACAAAACCTCTATGCCAATATGTATTATTCTCATACCAATCAAGATTACGTTTAGTAAGATATGTTAATGCTCCTTTACGAGTAAGGAATTTATCTGCATCAAAAGCAGCATGAATAATATAAGTATTAGGATTTAAATTAATTTCATTTGCTGAATCAGCAGATTCTTTAAAAGTAAAACCTTTACGTCTAGCTTTTGTATCACAACTATTAAATTCATTTTTAATAACAAACTCATCTATTTTTTCTTTCCAATAATCACCATCCCAAAAACGTGGAAATGCTTCTATTGTTCTATTTGGATTTAATCCTTTTTCAATACTTTCATTACGTTCTTTATTGTTTTGGGTTCTATCTATTCTTGAATAATTAAGATAAGCATAATGAGTACCCGTAATATGAAGTGGTTTTAACAATAGTTCTTTTATTGTATCTGGTGTAGTTGGATTAAAATAAAGTGGAATATCTTTAATTAATAGTTTACAATTAGCAGTCATACCTTTTCTACGACGTTGTGTTTCTCTAGTCCAGAACATAATATATTCAGAACTACCTTTTTTATAATCACAATATCTTTTATATTTATCAAAATGATCTGCTACTTCACTAAATACAGAAGTATTAATAAAGACAAAATCCATCTTCATTAATATACCTTCTGAATCTCCTAAAAGAAAATCAGAATCTACATCAATATATTTAGTAGAAGCAGGTTCATAACTACTTTTATCTTCTAAATAGTATTTAACAAAAGGTAATGTTATAGGATTGTCATCTTTAACATGTCCTATTATATCATATATATCTTTAATCATAATATAGTTTTAGACGACTTCCCCACGAGAAAATAAAGATGCATATTGTGGTATTAATTAAACCTTTATTAATATTTATATTTACTTTCATAATTTAAGTATAAAAATAAAGTCTATATTTCTATAGACCTTATTTAATAATTACTTCTTTTTACCAGTGCCTTTAGTTTTCTTACCACCTTTACATTTGTTCATAACAACCTCCTTTATTAAATTAATCTAATATAACCCAATCCTCACTTAGTATATCTGTTTGACTTGCTAACCAACCATTTACAATACTACCATCAGCAGCTTTCATACATAAATATGATGTAAATTTAACTATATCATCATCATTAATAGGAAGTTGATTTCCATTTTCATCAATAATATCTTGTTTATAAAAATCTTTAACACTTTGAGGTAATGATTTTATTTTATTTACTACAAATTCAATATTCAATTCATCAGCAGGACGCATAAAAATAAACATGCCTTTACCATTCCATCCTTGTCTTGCAACTCGTTTTCCTAATTTAAGTGCTTCAATAGCAAGACCAAATGTAAGATTATCTATTTGACGATATGCTTTATCAAATACATCTTTAGGTGTCCATGATTTGTAACCATCTCCATAAGTTACTTCATAACCATCACCAATATGAGCATTAACATTATATCTCATAATACTAGCATCTACAGCATTCATTTCGACTGCTTCTACAATTTTAACTCCAATACATTTCATAATTTTAATTTGTTTAAATTTAACCTTCTATTTTACCATCACGTGTCATTGAATCAGATATTTCATTACCTCCTCTTTGTACTTCTTTATCAGTACTATCTACTATTGTCATTTGAGCATCCAGTTCTCTTACTGTTTTCATTTGAGTTGATAGTTGTGTTGACATTGTAGAAATATCTTTAACAAGTAGTATAAGTGCTCCAATTTCTTCAGGTGTTAATTCATCCTTTTCAATTTTACTATCTATTAAATCATTAGCTTTTTTTAATATTTTAATATTTTTTTGAAGTGTATTAAGTAAACTAATACTAAGTTCTTTAATAGGTGAAATAAAATTGTTACGATAAAAATCTATAGCATTAAGTATTCTAATTTCAGGTTTAAATTCTAAAGGTAGTTTAGATTGTCTACAAGCATATTCATGTTTATCTTTAGTATTATAACCTTTTAATATTGGAACTGCTCTTTGATCTGCACAATGATATATATAAATAAACCATTTTAATGCAAGTTCTTTTTTAGTATTTAAATCAAGATCATATACTTGTTTAAATTCATCATAGACAAGCATTTCAGGATCTATCTTAACATCATTACCATCAAATCTAAAAGGAGATATTGAAACCATATTATTTAATTATTAAAATAAAGTTGTCTTTGGTTGATATAAATGATTAAGATTATAATGATGTTCTTTTAACTTAATAAAATCACTTCTTAAATCTACTACTGGTACTACTTTAACTTCTTCTTGTTCTACATTATGAAGTTGTCCTATCATACCTGTAGGAAGAGTTCTAATATGACAAAGAATCATACCTTTATAATTAAGACCAAATCCTTCTGTTAAATTAGCATATCCTGATAATTGTAAAGAATATTTATTACCGACACTAGAAGGAAGATAACTTAAAGGACTATTAAAGTATTCATCTTTATATATGAAGTTATTTGTAATATTACCTAGATTATCTTTTTTAAAGTATCCAGTTTCAAACATTATTGGAGCAGCATTAGTTTTCCAATCTATTATTATAAAATCATTACCTTTAATCATTATAATATCTATAAGACCAGATATATAATTAACAGAATCATATACACCTATTTCAGCATATATTAAAAATCCTATTTTAGTAAGTTCATAAATTATATTAAATATAATTGGATATTTATCTTTAATACCATGTTGTTCAAAATACTCTATATTTATTAAACCTATCCTTCTATCTCCAATAACATCATCAAGAGTATAGATATGGCCATTAATAAAATTACCTGCAATAAGTTTATAACCTGTTGAGGTACGAACTACATCTTCAAAATAATTATGTTTCTTTGTACCTTTAGCACATGCAACATCTTTAGTAGTTTCCCATTCATAAATTAATTGTTTTTCTGATTTTCCTTTATATTTTAAATAATCAGGATGACCAGGATTACGACCTATTCTAGCACATGCTCTAGCTATTTCAGCAGATTTAAATTTATCATAATATTTAGAAATAAGAGTAGTAGTACTAGTATATACAAAACCTAGTTCATCAGTATATGAATGAAGTTCTTCATTAAAATATATTCTACGCTTTTCCATTAGTATTATACTCTTGTTCTAGTAAATCTTGTTCTATTATTAAAACATCTTTTATATTATTTACTGGACATAAATCTTTCATCTTTATATTAGTTAAGGTAGGTATATTACAAAATATAAATTCCTCAATAATTAAAGGGTATACCTTATCTATAATACTAGAATTAGTAATAGGTATACTTAAATCAAATCCAAATCTACATAATATTACACCATTCTTAACTATAGAATTATCAATACATAATTTATTAAAATATTTACTTTTACTTATACTATTATGTTTATAATATATAGTTAGTGTTTTACATTTAATACCATCTCTATTTTCCATAGAAATATTACAATATAATTTTCCACATTTAACTTTATTTGATTTAATAATATTTAAGTTATTATTATAATCTAAATTATTAAATTTTATATATCTAAATGTAGCAGATCTTCTTATATTAAAATTTACTATATCTAATAATTTTTCTATCTTATTCATATTTTTATTTATTTATGATTTAAAACTCTAAAATCTCTTTTAACTATTTTAATTGCTTCTTCTGGTTCAACACCATCTTTTCTAAGATCAATATATTGTTTACGTGATGGTTTAATTTTAAGAGAACCTATATTTAATAATCTAATATCTGTATCACGTTCATTAACAAAATTAACAATAGTATTACAATAATTAAGATGTAATTCTTTTATTACTCTAATACGTTTATATTTATCAAAAGTATTAAAAGTAGATAACCATTTATCTTTTCTATTTTTAACTTCATTAACTATCTCTTTAATTATAGTACCTCTAACATCATCCATAACACCATCATGAACTATATAATATATCTTTATTTTCTCGTGGGGCAGTAATCTCAAACTATACTAAATTTATACTAGAGTCTATAGTAGCATTAGTAATAGTAGCATTATTAGGATCATATATTTTAGTAGGAATTACTTCTTTACTATATATAGCATAAAATGATATTCTATAATAACCCCACATCTCAACTTTATCTACATTTTTAATAACATCTTTATCTTTAACTATATCTCTTAATTTTGAAAAAGATTTTGGATTATCATTAACTTTAACTTCTTGAAGTGAAGTAGTAAAGTCTATAAATACTTTATCACCTATTTCAATAGTATGAGTTTGATTACCATAAGCAACTACTTCTAAATATTTAAAATTAGTAGTTTCTCTTTTTAATAATACATCTTCAGTAGGACTACCATTAAGTTCTATAACTGAATGTTCAGTAACACGTTTAATGATAACACTATCATTTAAAGGTAAATGATTAATAATTGTTTTAGCTTCTCTATTTCCTGTTTCCATTTCAATACTTTATTTAAGTTTATAATTTGAAAGTAATAATATATTATAACCACAAATGTAACATCTCATCCACTACCTATTAAGTATGGTTTTAAAATTATTTATGTTATATATAATATAAAGGTATATTAAAATTATTAAAAAATTCAAAATTTAAAATAAAATTTTAACAGTATATATAGAATAAAATTAATAATAAAGTTGCAAAAGTCCATAGAAAAGTTTACCTTTCCGGTGTATTCTATACCGAACTAACCAAAAAAATAAAAATTATCTTTACTTTTATCTTTACTTTTATCTTTACTTAAAATAAAAATTATTAAAAAATTAAAAGATGCTATAAATATATATTTAAAAGATTGTTATTTTAATTGTTTAATTAATGCTGCAACATATGGTAATCATAATGTTGTATTTTTATTTTAACTATTAATCTTTTATATGGTTTTAAAGCTGGCTCAGCCAAATGCCCCACGAGAAAATAAAGATATATAATGTGGTTAATTAATGGTTTTATATATGGTTTTATATATGGTTTTTCTATTACTTTAACTAATGGTTTTAATAGTGGTAAAATTATACTTTATAATAAAAATTTTATATAAAATATAAGTATGGATTATGAGGCTAGTCTAGAGATGGTCTAGCTATATAATTTAATAAACTTAAAAATAAAAATAAATAAATAGGTGATGCTATGGTTTATATTAATGGGTTTGCTAATGGTGAAAGTTATGGTTATTAGGATGAGAGTGGAGTACGTCTGATTCAACCCCCTACTTGTCTTTGATGATGAAAGTACCCCGTATCAAATTAAAGAACGAAAAGACTTTCAAAAATAAATTACAAACAATTAAATAATTAAAGTTATGGCAACAAAAGTAACAGTTAAAAATGAAGCAATTACAACAGGTTTGAATATTGCTCAAAGGTTTGCAAACTTAGGTCTTTCAACTGATTCAGTAATTGCACGTATAGAAGGTGTATTAAAATCAGTTAGTGATAACGGCACATGGTTCTCAATGGTCATGCAAGTGCTTGTTAATGGTAAGTTTGAAACATTTCCAACTAAACTAAATGCAGGTACAGGAAATGCTGATTATATCAAGCAATGTGAAGACTTCTTTGCCAATTTCCAAAAAGGTGACTATCAAGTAACCAATCTTAATATTCGTGTTAAGGGTGAAACATGGGAAAGTGAAGACGGTAAAAGTAAAGGAACTTATGGTGCATCTTATATTAACATACCTTTTACAAGTGATATGTTATTTATGGGTGAAACTGCCGTATTAACCATGAAACAACAGGAAGCAGAATATCGCAAACTATTGTTACAACAAGCAGCTGAAAAACCCGAATAAGTAATGAAAGAGTTAAGCATAGAAATATGCTTAATTTCTTTTATAATATAGATTCTCTTTATTGTCTACTTAATACTATTACTATGTATATTTATAATATAATTTTTATTGTTGTTATTATCATTATTGTATTATATTATATAATATAATAGATGATAATAATGATACATCATTAACTTAATACTAATGTTATGACAGCAACTAAAAAACATTTAATAATTAATCTTTTAAGTAATGTTAAAGATAGTGATCGTAACGTTATTGTTAAAGAATTAATTAAACTTAGTGAAACAGCATTATCATTGATTGATAATCGTTATGAACTAATGGCTTAAATATAAATTAATAATCATATCAATAAGCCTGAAATTGTCCGTGCGACTAAGCTGTTACCAACTGAAATAAATTGGGATGTTAGCATGTGTCAGATATGATTATTATTAATATACTCTTGATTGGTGATGTGAGTATAAACTCTGGTACTAATGATGCCTCTGATGACATTATTATATTGTTTAAATGATAAACTACCAGAGTTTTCGATATGAAATATAAATAAGAATAGAAAGAGCGCAGCTCCTACCTATCTTCCTATTCCTTTAACATATAATCTTCCTATAATAAAAGGATTAATATATACTGTATATTCAGATATTAATACTTTTATATTTTAAGATATTAATATTTTAAGATATTAATATATTCAGAGTTTCAACTCTTTATCTCTTGTATTATTATATCAAATAATTTTAATAACTAACTTAAACTCAATCTTATGAAACATACAATTAAGCCAGAAGATTTATGTAATACATATCAAACTGTAATAGCTTCATCATGTTCAACTAATAATAAAACTACTAAACAATTAAAGATAGTATCATTAGTAACAAAATATGGATTAGCTTCAAATTTTGTAGTATTATCAACATTTAGAGATATTGTTATTATGTATCAAGGTAATGATATTAATAAAGCTGTTGAAGCATATAATGATATTGATTGTTAATTTAGTAATCTAGTCTAATTATACGTAATTAGTTAACTACATTTAAGGTTATTAATACCTGTAGCTAGATTACTATTTTATTATTAATTTAATAATTATCGAAAGCATTTAGTTATACTAAAAACTATTTGTTGATTATTTGATACTACTAATTATAACAGAAGTGTTATAAAAGAGAAATTAATAATAATATAGATAATTATTTTCTTATAAACCTTTCTTTTAATAGGGGAGACACTCGCTGAATAAGCAACGTAATTAATTGAAAGGTTTATTTATGTTAATCTTTATGTGTTAGTAATAATTAAAACACTTTGAAAGAACCAATTCTCTAAGATGGAATACTAGCAATGTCGATACCTTATTTAAATAGAAAAATAGTGTAGTATATAATATACATTATTAGTTATGGTTGCAGTGGTGAACAATTTCCATCTTTTATTATTAACTTAATTAAAACTAAAAATATGAAAACATTTAAATTTTTAACAGGCACTTTATTATTTATTTTATTATTATGTAGTATGGGATTTACATTATACTATCCTATTAAAACTATAATGATACTTATACCTCAACAAATTAGAGATAATTATACAGCATTTTTTGTATTACTTGCTTATAGTCCTTTTATAGCTTTTATAATAGGATTTGTTAGTTATCCAATTAATGAATGGTATAAACGTAAATGTAAAGAAATAAAATAACTAATTATGAAAAAATTAAAACAACTCAGAAAACTAATTATATCTTTATTTACATATAAAGGTAGAAGATTACCAATAAGAGCAGAACAAGTTTATCAAAATAAGATTAGAGTATTCTTTGAAGGATATTATGACGACAATACACCTATTGTTGATATGCCATTAATTAGACTTGGTATTACTGCTTTTGAAGTACGTGAATTTAAAAATAAACGTAAGTTTATAATTACACTTAAAAGACCTGGTCTTTTGATAGGTAAAGGTGGTGAAACTATTGATAAACTTAAAGAATATTTAAGTAATGGTAAAACTGCTGAAATTCATATTATTGAATCTAAACTTTTAATATAACTTATTAATCATTTAAAACTTAAACTTATGAAAAGAGAAGTAAATGTAGCATTAATTATAGGAATATTTATTACTATTGCCTGTATAATAATATTAATACTAGATATTAAAGTTGGTATTGTAGGTACTTATCAATATGATAAACAATATCAATCTTATTGGGATTTATCAGATAAATCATCAACTATTGCTAAGAAATCAGAATATATTGATAAATTTGTATCAGCTATTAAATTAGGTAAATTTGAAAATCAATATGATGCTATATATTTAACTACACCTAATAATAGTTTTAATTCTAATTTTGAAGCATTATTAACATTACAACAAAGATTACATGAAATATCTAAAATGGATGTAAGTTCATTTCAATATCAAATTGCTATACAACAAATAACAGAACAAGAACAAGGTGAAGCATATAATATGCTAAATGTATTTAGTGGTATATGGTGGAAAACTAATCATACTATGCTATATAGTTGGATTGGCTATATTCAAGTTATTGTTGTTATTATATTTCTTATAATAGGTATAATTATATGGAGTAATTCATACGATTATTATTAAATTAAACAAACTGAAACAACTATTGAAGATCGAGCAAATGCAGGTTATTACGGCTAATTAAATGATGTGTCACATTTAATAAGTAAGAGTAATAATAGTTGTTTCTTTAATACTAAAAACTATTGAGTAACATATATGTTTGAACATACTATGTGTGAAGGTTCAGTAATATATATAATACTATCAGGAAAGTGTATAATCTATATGGAGCAGCCTAGTTAAGTAAGTGCTAAGTTAAATAAAGTTTAAAGAGTTCAATCAAGTTCTTTATTTAGCGATTTAATATCTATACCTAAGTTAATTGTTCTACTAGATAGTATCCTGTAATGAAGATTAATATGGTAATAATATAATATGAATAAGGTTACGAAATGAGATTACTTCAATACCTCTATCTATTCATATCGGCAACTAAATAAGCAATTTGTAAATATATACAATATTATGGTTGAAATATCCATCGAAAAAAATAAAGATATGTTGTAATGACTTATTTAGTATTTAATGTAGAAATACATTATCTTATAATATATTCTTTTAAGAAAACATTATTATAATGGTAGAATTATTAATTGTGCGAACCATTCTATTGATACGAATGGTAATATTTTATTATTATATCTCAAAACAAATAGCAGTATTATGATTAGTTCATATGCTGCTATTATTATTAACTTTAAATATAAAACTATGTATAAAAAGTGTAAACTTGTTATGCTTACAAGTAATGAAAAAGCATGTATTCAAATAGGTGAAAATACAAAAAAATTATATTATGTAAAAGAACCTAATATGTTTCCTAATCCACAATATCTTTATATTATTTCTGATGAAGAAATTAAAGAAGATAATTGGTGGATGTATATAGATTTACAAGGAACACCATTATTTCCTAATCAAGATAATGATGTAGTTGAACATAATGATTTAGATAAATTAATCATTGCATCTACTGATAATCTTAATCTACCTCAACCATCACAATCATTTATTGATAAATATATTGAAGAATATAATAAAGGTAATATTATTACTGATGTTATGGTTGAATATGAAGAAATGATACAAGTAACTAGAGATGATATTCTTGATTCTAAAAATATAGCTCCTCATTTTTGGCAACCTAAAATCAATTCTAAAGATAATACTATAACTATTAAAAAAGTTAAAGATTCTTGGAATAGAGATGAAGTTAATGCCTTAATTAGAGATTTTGAAACTAAATTATGTAATAACTTTACAACATATTCAGTTCCTTATGCTGATATAGATACAAGAATTAAGTTTATTAATGATTATTTAAACAATATTTAAAACAATAAAATAATGGAAACAAAAACAATTACAATTAGTAAAGAACTTTATGAAAAACTTAAAGTTGAACTATCAGAAGATCAAATTAAAGAAATTAATACTTATTCTGATTTAATAGGTCAAAAAGTATTTATTAGAACTGTTACTTATCATCTAGTTGGTAAAATAGTTAAAATAGTAGGTAATTTAGTATTTATGGAAGATGCTTCTTGGATTGCTGATTCAGGTAGATTTATGCAAGCTATTAAAGAAGGTAAATTAGTTGAAGTTGAACCTATTGGAAATTGGTTTTTTAATATGTCTGCTGTAGTTGATGGAGGTATATGGAAACATGCTTTACCAAATAAACAAATATAACTATGATTGGATTTAAAAATATAATTAATCTTTGGTTAAGGTCAGGGTCAAGGTCATGGTCAAGGTCATGGCCAAGGTCAAGGTCATGGTCAAGGTCATGGTCATGGTCATGGTCAGGGTCATGGTCAGGGTCAGCTTAATAATATAATATACTAAAAATAACCTTTAGTGTAAGCACACTCGCTAAAGATAATTATGCAGTTCTTTCTGTTACGAAAGATAGAGGTTATTTTTTACAGTATATTAAGTCTAACAATTAAAATAAATTAAAATTATGAAAATATTTATGTATATATTTGCTATAATATTCATAATAAGTTTTATAGCAGGTTTATGTGATGGTTATCATCACTGTTTAGCAATAACTTTAATATCATTATTAATTACATTATTATTAATGTATAATATATACAATACAAAAGATAATAATTCTATATTTAGAACATGTCCTTATGATAAAGAAAATACAAGTTGTACAAGTATAGATTGTAAAAATTGTCTTAATTATGATTTATTAAATGATAGTATAGATTAAGTTCATTGATAATATGGGGATGATCGGTTTTGACAGCATCTAAACATGGCTTAATCTTAGGTAAGAATGTAACATCTTTGAAAGTGCAAAAAGTCGAAATGACAAAAATGTTAATACCGAAGATGCTAGTGCAGTTATGGCATTGCTTTTAAATGATAACAAGGTTATCAAATTAGAAG